AGCCATCTAATTTCTCTATAATTTTAGTTAACATGTTCTTAATATCACCAACTTCATTCTTTAAATCTTCAAACTCTCTTTCTTTATTTTTTCTTAAAAGCTTTCTTTTTTTAGCTGCGTTTATTTCTTCCATATTTATATTTATAATAGCACCGCTTCTTTCATCGCGAGCAAAACTTTCATCACCTTGTACTTTTTTTAAATTCATCATACGCTTAGTGCAATAGCTCTTAAACTTCTTATAACAGGTACTTTGGCTTGGTTAGTACTTCTAAATACAATTTTCAACTGGAATCGAACAAATTCTGATAAGTCACCTCCTTGACCACCTATCAAATATCTGTATTGTCTAAAAACTCGATCATTTTCATCGCTAGGAATACTTGTTTCAGCTGGAGCTAAAGCAAAATCTTTATCTCTAATTAGTTCGTCTTCTGCAGCAGTTCTAAAGTATAATTCAAAATCTGTTTCTTGAGGTCTGTTTGCCTCTAATAAAACTTTTAGCCCTACGGCTGGTGCACCTAAAGTAATAGGTATAGTTAAATGTTTAGACGGTGAACTTCCGCCTATTTTATTTGTTTCTGCAGTAAAAGTTAAAGGAACATTAAATCCTGCGGTTATGGTTGAAGCTTGTTTATCGATTATATTTGAAAACAATCCAACTGAAGTTCTTTGTAAATCTATCATAGGAGCTGCACTTGAGTCTGCACCAATTAAATCTATTTCCATATCCAAAGATTTTACACCTGCACCAAGTTCAGCAGTTTGAGCACTATCGTGTGCTATTAACTTTAAAGAATCTGTTGTGTTATTTTCATTTACAATAACTCTTTCAAAATTGCTGCCTTTTTGAAATGATGTTTCTCCACCTGCATATGATTTTCCTGAAGTGGTTTTAACTCTAGCTGAAATAGCTCTTGCTTGAGGAATTATTGATGCAATGCTAGGATAAATTGTTGTGTACTGTATATTTTTTGTAGACTGAATTAATGAACCACCACCAATTGCATCAGAATCTGCGGCTGAGTCTGCAGTAAAAGTATATCCCGTAAAATCCATTGCTGTTATATTATATTTTTTATTTAATGTTGATGCAAAAATTCCGCCAACGCCTGATGAATCAACTCCTGATAATGTTATAGGTTGGCCAACTTGCATACCATGGTGCGGGTGAAATACTTTTACAGTAGTTGACCCACCAGTTGTTTTTATAGGATTTTCAGGTAATAATTTTTTTGGAACGGGTGCATTATGCAATCTTATTGTTCCAGTCTGGTGTTTAAACTTAGCTTTATATAACTTAAACGTTAAATCTTGGTTTTGTGCTGGTGTGAAAGTTGTGCCATTTTGTGAATAAAATAAACTTCCTAAAATAGGTTGTTTATTGACTCTCTTTTCAGTAGAACCAACAACAAACTCATTGATTTGTGCTACGTATATTTCATAATCTTTCGAATCAGCTATGACCATTAAAGCATAATCTGTACCTCCTTTTAAGTACACTGGCTCATCAAATCTAAAGGTTGTAGCAGTTGTGGCGTCGGCAGATACACTCGATCCTCCAGAGAAAGTACTACCCGGCAAAGATAAAACGCTTCCCGGCAATATTTTATTTGCAGAAGGAAATCCGTTTTCCATTGGTCTTATTTGAATTTGTATAGGTGCATTTTCATCTGCAGTCTTTAAAAACAAATCTACTTTACAACAATATATTCCATTAGGTTCATCTATAAAAAATGATTGTGCAATTGGTTGTTTTCCAATTTTATAACCTGTAGTTGTTAACATTAACTATGCTCCTATTATTATGTATGATATCCGCCATCGTTTGTACCGATTGCGCTTCCAAGACCCGTGTTGTCACCCATAGTTTCATTTGCATCTTGAGTGTCTTGACTAAATTCAGTTCTACCGCTACCAAAATGCGAAGGCGGAGGACCACCAAGACCAGCATATTCATTAGCATGATGATTTTTGACAGAGCTTATAAAATCCTGCATAGCTCTATCTGCGCTTAACGGTGATGCAAAGTCATTTACTCCAACAAAGTCACCAAATTTGCTCATATCTAAACTAGCATTATATGAATTTCTTGCAAACTCTGTAGCATCAATACTCGGAGGATTTGTAACAATTCCTGCAAACTCATTAGCATGTTGTCTATTTGCATTATAGCGATCAACACTGCCACCGAGTTCGTGCAATGTAGTTCCTTTTCGATCTGGACCATCTCCGCCTCCATCATCAACATATGTTAGCGGCCCTTGGTGCATCACTATTCTAGTTGAATTATATACGGCTTGTTTTGTATCTAAAAATCCATTTGCAGTGTAAGGTGTGGCTGCAATAGACCCAGCATCAATTTCATTGTTTACACTAATGTCTAATATTTTAAATTGCCTTGTACCAGTTCTAATTTTTGTTGAACTATTATTAGGTACTATGAACGATCCAGAAATTCTTCCATCTGCATCAGTGACAAGTGTGGAACTTCCGTTTGGATGAACTGTAATATCTCTTAAAGTATTACCAAAATCTGAATCTGTGTCTGAATAAAGTATAAACTCATTATGTCCTCCAGCGCCGTTTGTAAGTGAAGAGATGTTTTCTCCGTCTAAAAAAGTAAATACTCTTGTGTTCGGTCTCAATCCTTCAGCTTTAAAAGATACTTTACGAGCTCTCATAAAATGAAGAAGCGTAGATTCAATTATTCTATCTTGTATAAGTGTTAATACTGATTCATTTGTAACAACTCTTTTAACTGCTGTTTTTCCGGAGTTGCCGCACCAGTTATGTATATGATCATTAAAATACGTTGAAGGTATAAACGAAAGTAGTGTTCCGCCTGGTATTAACTTATCTGGTGTTCTTTCCACATCTCTCCACTCGTCGGAGGCAGGAGATAATGTAATAGTTCCATCATATATAGTTACTGCAAATGGATTAATTTTAATCGCCGAACTTGCTGTACTTTGATCAATATATTCTTCTTCATCATATTTAATATAAACATTATCACCTTTTTTAATAACATTTGATGAGCTAGCTGAATCATATATCAGTCTTAAGTGTTCTTCTGTTTGTCTCGGTCTTAAAATATTTTCTTTAACATCAATCGCTGCTCTATATTCATTTAATGTAGATTGTTCACTAAACTGATGTGTTTTAAAAGTATCTACAAAAAAACCGCTTTTTGTTCTATCATTTCCAGCAGAATCAAGAACTTGTAAAAATTTAGTATCAAGTTCCAACATATTTAATGTAGCAGCTTCTTCAAGTTTTTCAACTCTTTTTTCTAATCTACCTATATCTTTCATTGTAAATCGCTTGAAATCATATTTTGACATAAATACATCAGAATCATTAAACGTAGCAGGATTTAATATTATATCATATAACGGTAGTGTATTATCAGGTGCTTCTGGTGTAGTAGGAAAGAAACCACTAGAACCTTGTACAAGTAATAATTTGGACTGTCTATCTATGACTAATTTTGCTGATTGTGCTAAATTGTAAGTAGCATCTGATGTTATTGTAGTTCCATCTTTCGGAACTTCTAATAGAGTCGCACCAGTCGAGCTGAAATTTCCTGCAGAATCTGCTACAGATCTAAAATCAATAACATCTCTTAAATTTATTTTTCCACCGCCGGCTAATCTAAAATTAGGAATTTTATCATAATCTACTTGACCTGCATAAGAATTTACTGAAAAATAATCACCGCTCGCACTTGGCTCAAAAAATTTGTATTTAACAAACACATTGCCACTTGGTGCAGATGATCCGGCTTTCAATATTAATCTTCCTGTATCATAATGACTAGGTCTTTGGCCATCATCTAAAATAAATCTGTTAAGGTAATTTTCATTACTGTCACTTGCGTTTACTATCTGATCTACTTGAAAAATATCAGCACGCTTTAAGTTAATGAATTTAAATCCAGACCCGTCTGACTCAACAGTATTTGTTAAGTTAAAATCAGTTAATGTTTTAGTTTTTGGAGATGTTTGTGTTTTACTTACAAATGCTGATAATTCTATATTAGATGAACTTGCAATTGAACCGGCAGCTCCGCCTGTTCCAAAATCTGCAGTACCTCCAGTGCCACCACCAGATAAGCTTATAGTTGGTGATGTTACAGCCACATCACTGTCTGCTTTAGCAAAAACAAAATCGCTTGTTTGTGTATATATTTCGCCGGGAGTAGTCAATCCGGTTAAACCAATTACTCCGGAACTGTTTGCTGATAAAGTTGAAAATTTTCTTTGAGCAGTGTATGTTAAATCAGTAAGTGAACTCGGTCTAACTCTTGGTAATTTAAAAAGTGATGTATTTACAAAAGGCTCTTTTATTACTCCCTTTGAGTTTTCCAAAACTAAATCGAAAAAATTATCAGTGCTAGTTCCTATGCTTTTTACATTACGAAATGCTTGACCAGAGTTCATGTTAATATCAATCAAATGGATTTTTAAATTAGATCCGTCTTTTGTTATGGCTCTAATTCTTGCAGTACCTATTGTACTACCTCCATGAGTTACTGCTGATCTTAAATTCATTTCTTCTAATTGATTAAAGTTAGGAATTCCTTGTGTGGTTCCTGCTGCTGACGTACCGCCGAAACCTGCATTAACTATGACATGACTTCCTATAGGTGCATTAACAGGCTCATTATTGATAGTCACTGTGGATGTAGGTTTTGCTACTCTTAATGTTGAAGGAAATGCTCTGCTGGATCTAAATCCGTCAACAACCACTGTTCCATCACTTACTTCTAGAAGAAGATGTGTGTTCGCTGAATCTTTAATAAATCTTGCCGTAAAAGGTTTTACAACATAATCTCCTGAGTTTTCGTGTATTCTTCTGGCTACAACTTCAGTTGGAATATTATATGAATCATTTGTATTAACTGCGTTGAAAATTTGACCTTTTTTAATAGTTGCAACATGTATAAAATTTTCACTAACTCCAATCTCACTACGTTCAGCTATTGTTAGTTGGATACGATATCTATCTGCGCCGGGTGCAGATACATTTGGAACAGCACCTTGATTATCATACAACGCATTTTCATCACTGGCTGTTACAGTTTGCTCAACTGCTTTAAATCCTATATCCGTGCTAGGTCTATCAGTATACTTTGATATAATCTTTGACTGATCATCTGTAAGCACAAAATTACCACGGGCATAATAAATACCATTTAGTAATGTTACTTGAGTTCCTTTACCAGTTGACGGATCAGCTAAAGTTGAAAGCTTTACTTTTAAATCAGTACCATCCGAAACATCCATAATTTCATTAGATGCCATTCTTTGTGTTACAATATCTGTACTGCCTTGTGCAGAACTTGTATTAGTGTATTTTACATAAAGAGTTGCAGGATCGCCACCTGAAGCTGCAACTGCTTCCAGTATAGTTGCAACAATGTTGGAAGTTTGACCGGTTACGGTTTTTCCAACAAGTGTTGTGACATCTGCAGGCATTACGTGTGACGGATCTGTTTCATCAAGCTTTATAAACTCATATTGTGGATTGATATTTACACCACCCGGTCTTACAACCGCGCCTTCTTTAAAAATATTATTACCAAATCTTTCAATTTGTTTTTGTAATATTGTTTGAAGTTGTGTTAATTCTCTTGCTTGTAATCCAACACCTGTGTTAAATAATATTCTGTGATAGTTATCACTATCACGAAAATCGTCTTTATACGTACTTGATAAGGTGGTTTCTGTAAACGTTGTCGCCATATTAATATCCTACTAAAGTGTAACTACTACTTTGATGTCTTCTGTTTGTGCAGCATCTCTAATAACTGGTGCTCTATTTTCTATGTATAAGACTTCTCCAGAAGTATTTAGAACATCATCAAAAGAAGATGCGCTGTCAGTTAAATTATCACTGTCTGCAATAACTATTGTTCCTGTATTACCTTGTTCATCTGTTAATGTGTTACCTACATTAAATGGTGTAAATCCTGTGCTGTCTGTTTGGTGATAAAACACTTTTGCACCAAGTGTATCTTCATTCACAACCTTATTGACAAATGCTTTTGCAGGTGGTGTTAAGCTATTTGTTATTAATTCATCTACACTTAAATTACCTGCAAATGCTGAATCAACTTTTAAAAATTTTAAAGCCAATCCAGTAGTAGATGTTAATGCGTTACCATTTGCTGAATCAAGTGGATTTCTAATTAACATTACTTGTCTAAAATCTTGACCAGTGCCAACTAAGAAATCACCGCCTTCAGCACCGTTTGGCTTCGAGTTAAACATTAACGATGTTGCTTTTAATTCATCTCTTGGGTCTGCGCCAATTCCGTTCTTTGGACCTATCACTGCTCTTGCTATACAGCCGCTACCTCCGCCACCAGTTATGGTAACTGTTGCATTCGTAAAGTTTTTTCCAGAACCTGCACTTTCATTTAACATATCAATTTTTACAACTGATCCGCCTGATACTGATGCTGTAGCTTGAGCACTATCTCCAATTGTTCCTGCGTTGCCTGTTATTGTTACTGATGGTGCAGTTGTATAACCAGTACCACCATTAGTGACAATGATATTTAATATTCTACCTGCAACTGCTGAATCTTGAACAGATGCTTGTTGTGTTTCAATTGTATTTGTTGCTGCGCCAGCAGAATCAATTTTTTGTATTGGCACAAAGTTTGCTGACAAAAATGCACTTGCTTTTGCAGCTGATAGTGCATATAAAAATTTCCACGTATATCCATCAGAAGTTTTAAATGCATTGTTTGTTGTACCTGTTGGTTTTACGGTAGATACGTTTGCAGCTCCTGCAGCGTTTTTACTTTGCTGCACACACAAATAAACTTGGTTGTCTTCCGTTAATACATAAAAACTATTTGAAGGAATTGCAGTGACATCATCATCAAATCCATCGTATATAGAACCTGATGACCAATTGAATCTTGGTATTACAAATGATGCATCAGCTACGGCCTTTACTGACTGAAGTGCTGCCTGTGCAGATCTTATTGTTTTTGGCGTATCTGTTGGAGTTGGAACAGTTTCACTTACATTCCATTGATCATTTTTACCTATACCTACATAATATCTTGCAGTTAAATTTGTAACTTCATCCAATACATTTTGCATGAATTGTTTCTTAAACGGGTCTGTAATTATTGCTGACATATTCTATTCCTTATGATACCGTTACTTCGCCTTGGTTACCGACTAAGAACCAGTTTGTTCCATCCCATATACAGGTGCAACCATCATTTTGTGCTAGTACGAATTTAGTACCTTGTGCAAAGCTTACTGGTGTAACGTGCATTGCACCTGCACCTTTATTTGTAAAAATTTTATATTCACCTACAGTTGTTCCATTAGCTAATGACACATCCAGTTGAGAACCTTTATTACCTATTATTAAAGTTGCTGCAGTACTTGCCGCGCCGTTAGCAGTTATTGTTGAAGAACTAAATGCTGCCTTATTTAGCTCAACTGAACCTGTTCCTTTTGGAGTCATAATTATATTTAAATTAGC